ATGGGGTTCTTATCCGATAACTGTACTTTTAAGCCCCTCTCTAAAGCAATACTAACTAGTTGCTCATCATTTTCTTGTGGGAATGTGGATTTAGATAACTTTTTTACTAACAAATCTATTAAGTACGAAGAAGAATTGTTAGGTAAAAGTTATTGTTTCGTATTAGATGATAGTCCATGTGTTATCGTTTGTGCATTCACTATTTCTAATGATAGTATTGATACCTATATATTACCTAATAGTAGGAGCAAAAAAGTAAAAAATCCTATTCCACATGAAAAACATATGAGAAGATATCCTTCTGTTCTTATTGGAAAACTTGGAGTTAATATCCATTACTCAAATAAAGGGATTGGTACAGAACTCATGAATTTTATAAAAAGTTGGTTTGTATCCCCTTCTAATAAAACAGGTTGCAGATATATAATTGTAGATGCTTACAATAATGATAAAACGCTTAATTATTATATTAATAACGGATTTGAATTTCTATTTTCCACAGAAAGACAAGAGATCGAGTATGTTTATAAAAACGAAAATGAAAAGTTAAATACAAGGTTTATGTATTTTGATCTCATAAAATGTATTAGCAACATCCTATGAGATCAAGTTAATTATTGCGATAGCTGATTACAATTTTCTGCCGATGGTGTAAACTGGTATATAATTACCTTCATTAATATAGCTCATATACCAATCTCTTATATCCTCTTCACTATCCATGCTATACTCTTTATTGAATGGATCGTATCTGATAAACTCCTCTGTTCGGCAGAATGGGCATGGGATCTCTTCCAATGGCTTGATTAGAACACCATCATCACCTACATTATCCAGATCATACAATATGCCATCTATGCAAGTCGCGTCTGGATAATTCGCACCGAAAAGCGGGAATTTTGGACATGTGTTTCTCATACTTGTACTATTCAAATTCGTTCTCATATTCCTTTCTCCTATCCACTTCCTTTAAATTCAAACCATCAGGTGTCAATATCTTCTTTTCCAACAAATCAAAGAGAAGCATCGCCCTTGACTCCGCCTCTGTTTCCCCAAATCCGCTATACACTTCTGTTGGCGAATCGTAGGCATTGTAACGAACATAGGCAGCTTCGTAATATCTACTATCCCTATTCGGGAAATACTGTGTCAACTGCAACCAGTCATCCCATATTTTTGATTTACTGATATTTATCATACTTGGTAGTATCTCTCCAAGTTCATGACTCATATAAGCCGGTATGAGGTCTCCTTCTTTTCTATATGAATACCTCATTGTATTTTGCGTAACTGAATCTATCTGGGTTCCCCCTCCTTTCATCTCTTTCACAAAATAAAATTCCGACTCCGAATTTACGCCCAACTCATGCAACTTTAGCGCAAGCTCATAAGGACATATAAAATTTTGATATTTCATGTTATTCTATATTTTCGTTTCTGTAATCCCCGGCATAGTCTAACCATACCCTGTAATCATTTCTGTACTTGGTCGCCTTTATTTTCATATTCCGGTATATATCCTTATTCGCATTTTCGCCAAGTACTCTCCTTACCTCCTTCTGTAAGACCGCCCCAATAAGAGGATAGACGTCCAAATAATTGTCTTCACACTTCTCGAAATCTATTACCTTGTTCCCTATTGCCCGCTCCAATGCCTTATCCATTGCCTTTATGATGGATTCTTGCACATTTTTATATCGATTGATAAAATCCTGTCTTATAGATACCATATCTCCTTCTTTAATACTCATATTTTCTTACGTATTTATATGTTATTTTATTACTCAACCAAGCCAACGAGCAAGGGCTGCGCCTTGTCTTCCCCGACCGCCTACCCATATACGCCGGCTCCACCGGTAACGCCACCCATGACATCTTGGATGTCTCTCCTGTAAATCTGATAGTGATCGCCATAGCTCTCAAATGTTAGTTGATATCTGTTTAATCCCATCCTAATTGTCTCGCAACACCTTCCATCTCGCTATATGCGATCCTGTGACATCCAGCAACCAATATATCATTCTTATAGCTATTGATCTTCCATTTGTGACCGGTTGTATCCAATACCATATCGTGTTGGAATTTACTGCCATTATGGAAGGACTTTATCAATTTCCAAAGTCTCTCAGCCTCAGCTCGTCCTATCTTGATATTCTTGCTAGTCTCAATTATGCCATTCTTGATGCGAAGCCATACGTTAGGCTGGTCATCCTCCAAATAATAATAATGTAGATATAATTCCAGAATCTTGCCAGACTTCCACATCTCGATCTGTTCTTCAATTTTTTTCTTGCGATCTTCTTTTTCTTTTCTTCTTTTTTCAAAAATTAAAGCCTCTTTTTTCGCCTGACTATCTTTCCATCTCTGACATCTGGCCACATACCCAGCCCACGTTCCTTCACCACAAATCTCATCTACTATCACATTGGTCGTCCCTAAAGTTTCTAACGCTTGATGATTTAGCAATACCTCAAACACACGCTTTAACTCATGGACATATTCACTTTTAATCTTATCCGATTCATAAGATAACGCATGTTTAGTTCCAATCCAGTTGTTTGCGCTCTTTTTAAGAAGGCTCTCGGGAGTACCCATATTAAAGAACTCAATATAATCCATTAGACTTCTAAATACTCCCCAAACATCCCTATAAGACAGGCTTGTTCTGACCTTCTTGTATTTCTCGATAACCTCTTTGATAAGCTCCAATCGACTGGTGATAAAAGCCATGCTACCATCATCAGACATATTATATCCAACAGAAAATACCTTTGAACCAGTTGGTATTGCACTACGAACACAACGTTGATGTTTACAGGTAGAAGAAGAATAATACTCATCGTTAAGCAAATACGCCTTTTCACCACACTTATTTCTTACGATTCTTCCAACCTCAAAATGATAACCATAAGAATAAATACTTCTACCTTCAAAGAAAAGATTACTACCTTTTCCGGATTCTTTCTTTTCATTTGCCCATAAGTGAGCGACCATAGAGTTGTTCATATCAATATTTTTTGTTATACAACTACAGATTAATAATACGATATACGTTCATTACATCCGACATCTTGAATTTATCAACATCCGTATTCTCAACATCATATGTATATGAGTCAAACAAATTACTTACTGCGTTTAACCAATCATCATCTGTCGGTTCTTCTACCTCATCCATACAATCATACACATCCCAGTAATTCATGAGGATACCTTTGTACGCTATTTTCGGATCAGCGTATTCTCCTCTTGACATAAAGCAGATGTTTTTGCCGGCTTTGTTGCCGGCAACTATCTTTTTGTAATCTTCTATAATCTTGTTCATTTTTCTGATAGTGATTATGTGTAGACTAAAAATTACTTTAACTCAAATTTAATTCCTTCCGGAAGTCAGGAACGATCTACGTTATTTACGAAATCATCAAACTTTTCTTTAGTGATTTTTTCTATATGATCACACCAGTTAAAGACTAACGTGTTCGTATGATTATAATATATTACATTATCAACAGATAATCCATGATCAAACACACAGAGTATTATCTTCTTCCCAACTTCTGCCTTTCTAATTTGTTTGTCATATAGTTCACAAATCTTGGCACGCTCTTTCATCATCTTTGTGTTATGAGTCTCTTCCCGGCGTTTTTCTATATTTTCTATGGAATAATACCCAGCTTCAATGCGCTCTTCAATAAAAGATCATTCCTTGTCTGTTAGTATTAGGGTAAACTTTTCTTCTTCCAGCTTATATGGATTAACCCATTTCTTTCCACACAGGTCTTCAAGTTCAACAAGAAGCTCGTCTGATTCTCTTTTCCATCTATCCACAATCCCAAGATTGAAAAGCAGATACTTGAAATACATCTTATCGTCTACCGCTTCAGATAATTTGGAATATTCCTTGTCTGATATACGTAAATATTCAATAGCTGCAAACTTATCGCTATTCTTTATGTAATACGTACCATTTTCCACCGGATACATAGGAGCACCATAATGGTTACAGCAATGTAATGGTATGAATTTTGCCAATTCTGGAACATACTTCGCAATTTCACCGTGACAGCAACCTCCCATATACTCCTCATATCTTCCATATTTGTTTTTTCGTCTGATATCAGCCGTTATGCCCCAGTCACATATATTGTTATGACAATCATCATCTAAAGATATAGTGACTATTATTCTATATTCCTCTCCGTCTTCTTTAAAATAATTTGTTTGCTTATAAATTAGTTTGTTTGCAGTTTCCATATCATTTTAGTTTAATCATTATACTTGTGAAAAATAAAATCCGCACATTCTCCGGGGAGTGTTCCTGCGTCATTATAACTGTAGAATCCTTGTGTTTCCCAATCTACATCTACCGGATAACCTTCTGCTGCTTCCAAGAAGTGTTTGATTTCCTCACATTCTTTATCCGTTAATCCAGCGTAATCATCATCGATTAACGGGCAAGCCCAATAAACTGGAAGCCTATATCTTATTATCTCTATATTCATAATCTCATCAATTTACAATGTGAATTTTCAAATACGGGAACCATTCCATGCGCCCTGAAATACTCGGTCGCTATTTTAAAAGCGTACAAGGCAGGTCTTTCCTGGATATTTCGTGTTGTCTCATAAAGAGATATTGGCTGGCAAACATAGAATTTCTCATTACCAAGACACCCAAAAACCCCATCCAAATAACTTTCATCACAATTAGTGTCTCCCAGTATCAACAAATCACATCCTGTCTTTCGTGTTCCGAGAATAAATGTCTTGTTCTTGTTTTCCGGAAGCATGAATATTTCCTTATCAATCTTAAACCAGTCAATCTGGCAACTCTCTACATCACGACGAACAATCTCGTCAATCTCACGGGCATATTCTTCTTGTGTTTTCATGCTATTTCATTTAATTGTCCAACATACACATCCCCATTCTCATAATAAAGTTGATTTTCGTACTGATTATGATGAAGCTCCTCACGTATCGCATCTTCATTATCAGCCCAATACTCATACTCCTCATGCCATGACTTGAAGAAGTTATCATAACATTGCCTCATCAGATCCTCTAAAGAAAAATCCTCCGGATAAGTACACCATACATTGTAATAATCAATTATAGGTTTCAGGAGATAATAATCATAACACATCCCTGTCAATGGGCAATTATCTCCATAGTCAAACATCACCCTACTATACTTGTGCCTGTATTTGTATTTCCCATCAATATATTTACCTGACGTGGAGAAATACTTGCCCTTGATAATATATGGCATAATATTGTTGTTGATATATCTGAACAGTAATTTGCCGCATAGATTATCAGGGAATATATCACGATGATAATCTGTAGGATGTTCATAAATAGGATCTTTGTATTTAAACTCATAACTAAAATCATATCTCTCGTATCCAACTTCCCAACCATAAACCTTAGTATCTGTCAGATCTTCAAAGGCTTCCATTGACTTTTTATAGTCTATGTCATAAGCATCCATACATTGCTCCATTACATTCCAACGCTCACGCTCTATGATCCTTTCTTGTGAGTCTTTTGACAGCTCATCAAACTCATACAGTTTTAATACAATCTCTTTCATAATTCCTCCTCTTTTAATATAACTAGATCCCTATACGCAGCGAAGGCTGACACCACGGAGATAGGGTATCTAACGCCTTTTATTATCACCCATTTCATATACAATACCTCCTTATATTAAACTATTTAATATAAATTCATCTTCCTCCGTTCTCTCATTCATAGGCTTATTTTGTACCGTTTTGACAAGATCAAGCACTTCATCCCAAGTCCTTTCTGATAGCGTCCCATTATTTATGCCACAACACCTACATCCACTAGAAAATACCGGTATCATACTTCCATCACACATCCTAACGAATTTATATCCTACATATTCATTGCATAAGAAACATCTTCTTACTGGGATAAACCTTATTCTACCTCTATTAATGATATTTATTAATACCTCACGATTCATATTATTCCCTTAATTTACGTTTAACCTCTTTAACATACATAGGAGAATGCAATCCCCTATGCAACTTTATAGCCCGATCTATATCCTTTTTAGGATTGTGGTGAGATTGATATATCTCGAACATTTCCCTAGCCTTGACAGGATTCGTTCGATCTTCGTATCTATATTTCCTTTTCTCCCGTTTAAGACACAATATCCTATTAACCTCATCAACGTATACCCTTTTCATTTGCCATCTTCCTAAAGCCCCGGAAGTGGCGTTATACGCCCGATCGTCATTCCTTGACTCCACGAAAGATAGGGCGGCCGCCAGCTTATCCCATACCCGTGCCTCTACCACGGCAGGCCTTGGGGCGTGGGGCAAGCCACCGCTCCCTTTTGGCGGTGTCAACATTATCATCATCGTTACGAGTAAGTATCTTATCATACTTCCTTGTTTTTATAAAACTCCTCTCCAAATCTCACATTATCCACATAATCCTCCATGCATTCATGAACAACTATATGAATATCCCCCTCCGCATATGTTACCTCGGACATCAGCCTCTCATTAGTCATCCACCAAGAACAACTATCAATATACCGTGTCTCGAATCCATGATCATGCAACACATACATAACATTGTGATTTAAATTCCGGACCATCATCACACAATCATATATGATATAGCCGTTGATACTCTCATGAAACCATCCGAATGTGCGAATATATTTACTCATTAGCTTATACAACTCCCTCGCCACTGGATTAGATATTACCTCATCCATATCAAAATCCATACTTTCCTCGATAAGCTTATCCACATCCCGCTCATCAATACAAGCTCTAGGCATGCCTTTCGCCCTCACATGAAGGCGTGATCGACTATCCCGGCTTAATACCGTCCCGACATACTTCTTCCCTTTGGTATATCCCATATTATGATTTCCAGTAACATGAAACATGATTTTATTACCTATACTAATCTCATCCATATTCAAGATATTTATATTATTTGTTATCTTTTTTATACAAAAAGAGGATATAATGACATAATATTATGATGTCAAGACACAAATACGTTATCTATCATATTGCCATACATATCCTTCATACAACGTTATTCACGGCATTATATCGTATATGATGCCGCATGCCATAAATACATCCAATCAATCCTCTTTTAAGTCTTTATCGCTATTAAGATTATCAGCTATACCCAATATCTTCGAAATAAGAGCCTTTTTAGGCTTATACTCGTCGTTTATGCTTATAACCGAGTAGTTGTATACCACGCCTTCTTTCGAGACCTCCACGCCTACGTATTTAGGCGCAACGGCATCCCTATGCAACACGATAAACGGGTTTTTACCGTCCAGATCATTTATCAACTGGTTAAACTGCCGTCTCGTCATCTGATAGTGATATTATTTCCATGTTATAAATGCGATCTCTCTTTACCCTTATCTTCTCGCATAGCTCATCGAAGCACCCATCTTCTTCTAGCTTATCAACATAATATGATACACTTGATTTAGAGCTTCCTTGAAGATATATATTTCCTCTTATATTCCTTGAGAAAAAATTAGGTAAGACCATCTTTTGTCTCTTATCCTTATTATCCATGTAAGATATAACAACAACCCACAACTCTGGCTCCCGTTCTTTTATCGATAACATAAGATCGAGACCCGATTGACTACTGATACTCCTCCTGCCAGTTTCGTTATAACGTAGAATAATATAATCATCCACGTTATTGTTCTCAATCATCACGACTATAGGGCGATCACCCTTCCCATTATCACATAATACTCTTGCCTCTCTTCCGTTACGTAGATATACCTTATCGTAATCTCCGTTTTTGTATATCTCAAAATCAAACTCTATTACCATTCTATTTTCTCCTATTGATATATTGTTGTGTACGGCCCTCTTCTATTTTTTCAAAATAGAATTTATTCCCATATAACCGGGTAAAACAGATGTTATACCCGAAATGCTCCGCACGTCTGATTTGCGCATAACCTCTACTGATATCCTTATCATCAATCAGCGTAACAAAACAATGTGATCCTACTTCTGTATTCAAAACCAGATTTTCCCAATCTTTTACTTCCATATCAAATTTCCTTAAATATTTTTTTGTTATAATTATCGCTATTGTACCATCTATCAATATCCTTATATTGTTCTGGATAAACCCCATAAGACTTGCACCACCTAGGTAATGGCTCGTTTAGCACATCCAGTGCCGTCTCAAGGTCAAACGTAGCTTCCTCCTTGACACAACACCCCGATCCACTTCCACAGCTCGGTATATAAGCCCTACTATACGCTACGCTCATCCCATATTCCCCATGACTCAGATACCCGATGTTGGGTGAATCAGGGAAGGCGTAATACAACATTATATAATCACCCTTACTCCAACCTCTATTATAAGTATCATCCTTCCATGCGAAAACCCTGCAACCGGCTTCTTTTAATTCCGCTGCCGCTCTTTTTAAAATATTATCTTCCATACTACTTACATTTAAGTTATGCCAAGGCGCCGGGAACCGACCCCGGACCATATCCGCACACGTACGATCATGGTATTCCTTCCGCCCCGCCAAGGTCATGGTCACAATATTAACAAACTAAAATCTAATGTTCATATCATTACACATCTTAAAGAAGACCTCCCTTATTATCTTTTTGTACAAGATGTATATCTCATCATCATCATCATCGAACTCCACTTCCCATGAACGTAATAAATACCTGATATCGCAATCCGCTGTATGAATCCTGAATATAGACGGAACGCTCATTATGTAGTCCTCGAAAGCTTTCTTAATCCCATCCCTTTTGATATGTTCTTTATACTCATCCTTAAACACGTTAAGCATAAAAGCCAGATACTCCCTATCATATCTAAACTGCTTTTTGTAATTATCAGTATCTATATGATCTAGTATATATATTTCTATAGCGTCTCTATCGTATCTTGACATACTTCTTCCTCCTCCTTTTGATATTTTATAACCTTTTTCTCCCCATACGCCTTCGCTAACTGGATAAGTTGACCGGTAAATACCTTGGTACGGTGTTTTACGATCTTATCCACCAATTCCGGGCATCTGGTTCTCCATCTATAATTAACCTCGCCCTTAGCTTTCTTCTTGTAATATCTGTAAAATGTTACGGCCACTACCACTTCTCCATCTTGTTCAAAAGCCACTAAATCGTAATTGTTGTAAACTATTTCGTTCATGTTGTTATTATTTTTATGTACTTAATCACCTCTTCTGGTAAGGATGCTAGATCCTTAACTCTTTTACCGAAATCGTATGTCTTTCTCTTCCACGGATAATAATCCCCTACATACATCGCTATTCCTTGAGGATGGAACGGGTTCGAGCTACAACTAAATATCGGGTAATACGGGACATTATTATGATCATTACTCTTACCGCTTACACACACGATAGTATATCTATCAGCCGTTTTATCACCCAAATCATACACCCTTACTTTTACTTTCACACCATCGGCGTTTGTTATAACATTATTCATACGCACCTCCTTTATTGTTCACTATTAAACTAATCTATCTCCCTACCATATATAGTATACGATCCACACCAGCCACGATTCTCGTTCGATACCCTAATATGATCTACAAGCTTATCTCCTGCCATACAATTAGCGTAAGATAATACCTCCGACATGCTTCTAAACCCAGAATCCATTGATGATTTAATAAGCTTCCTATCACACCCAAATACCAATATCTTTACAACATCCTTCTCTTTTACAATTCTTCTTACACGCATAATCTTGCCATATAATAAACAAACATAAAATCTATCTTATCACGGTCATTACGATCCACCCTATGCCCGGTTAGATCCAGAATAACACGACGTTTCTCTACTACCGGTATATTATCGACCTGGATCTTTATATACCGGTATTCCATGACCTCCAATTTCTTGGATAGTATATCCCGAATATCTTGCCGACGGAAATACATGTTTATCCCTATGTGGCTGGATGTTAAAAGACATTCGTCTATTATCCCATCAGTATCGAACAACAGCAACATATCGTCCCTCTCGATAGTATATTCCATATCAAGAATCTTGATACGTTTACTTCCATCCTTCTTCTTAGCTATTAAAACCTCCGTCATTTCATTCTCTTTCGTAAGGATATAATACGCCTCTTCTCTCGTAATATTATCCCGTAGATAAAGCAGCGCTTCATCTTGTAATTTCATAATCTCGTCCATGTTATTAGTGTTTTATATTACCACGCCAAAGAAAAAAAACGGCAGCCGACACCCGTGACCTACCACGCCGTGACACCGCCGCCCGTTCCCCTTGGTGTTATTCTGCCACCTCTAATTTCCCGTAATAAGGATAGAAACAACCGTCTCGATAAACCGAATATCTGAGCGTTTTATCCTTTGCTTCATAGATGGAAACACAACCGCTGTTATAAGCGTTGGATAGTTCTTTTGCTACAAATCCGCCTATTCGTTTATAGGTTTTAGGCGTATCCCTCAACGGCCTGCCTACATATATTTTTACTCTCTTGCACTTCTTGTCGCCTACGTATATATCCTTTCCACTAAGCTCCATTAAATACATGAATCTCATATCAACCGATTTTAAATCCAACATTCCTCTATCTCTATCTCCATATGATCCTCCCAATCGCACCTATCAACGTCCTCTCCATCCTCAAAGTAATAGTAAGCCCATACCTGTACGCCTCCTACCTCTATATATCCATCACTTTTCCATTCTATCAACCCGTCTTGCCTTACCACGTTGGTAGGCTCAGCCCCTAGCGACAGCAGATTATTTACTATACTACCGCCAAATACGTTTCTTGCTTCTTCTTTCGTCATATCACTATCAGATTTTTAATATTACACTAACGCCAAAGGAGAACAGGGACGGACGACCAGCGGGACCTACCCCACGCCATCGCCGCCTCCCGTTTCCCTTGGTTTCCTCCGCATCGCCCCATACCAATAAACAATATCTACCCGCCATCGCTCACAACCGCCTTGCCTTGACCGGAAACTCCTACCACTTGCAAACTTTTACATTTGATCGGAAGATACCCCTTGCTTGAAAGGCGTTTCCCTTGCTCGAAAGGTGTTTCCCTTGTTTGTTGGTGTTTTTTCTTGTTTGGAAAGGCTTTTCCTTGTTTGGAAAGGTTTTCCTTGTTTGTTGGTGTTTTTTCTTGTTTGTTGGTGTTTTTCCTTGTTTGGAAAGGCTTTTCCTTGCTTGGAAGTGTTTTTCCTTGTCTGGAAAGGCTTTTCCTTGTTTGTTGGTGTTTTTCCTTGTTTGTTGGTGTTTTTTCTTGTTTGGAAAGGCTTTTCCTTGTTTGGAAAGGCTTTTCCTTGTTTGGAAAGGCTTTTCCTTGTTTGGAAAGGCTTTTCCTTGTTTGGAAGTGTCCCATCACGCAAATCCCAAATCTCCCTCGAAATTCCCACGAAAACCCAAGACCTTC